TGGCTCAGTAGATATTGATTACGATCCAAACGCCGTTGCACCTGAAGGTGGCGACGAGCATTATGCAAACTTAGCAGAATTTTTACCTGATGATGTATTAGGAAGAATGGCCTCACAACTTTATGGCAATTACCAAGATTATAAATCATCAAGAAAAGATTGGGAGAAAAGTTACAGAGAGGGTTTAGACCTTTTAGGATTTAAATATGACAACAGAACAGAACCTTTCCAAGGTGCATCAGGTGCAACTCACCCTGTTTTAGCAGAAGCTGTGACCCAGTTCCAAGCATTAGCATACAAAGAATTATTACCAGCAGACGGACCCGTGAGAACTCAGATCCTAGGGATGCCAACACCAGATAAAGAGCAACAGTCTCAACGTGTTAAAGAATTTATGAATTATCAAATCATGGATCAAATGAAAGAATATGAGCCAGAGTTTGATCAAATGTTATTCTATTTACCTCTTGCAGGATCGTCATTCAAAAAAGTTTATTACGATGAAGTGGAAGGCAGAGCGGTATCAAAATTTGTACCCGCAGATGATTTAATTGTCCCGTACACGGCAACGAGTTTAGATGATGCAGAAGCGATTATTCACAGAATTAAAATATCCGAGAATGAATTACGCAAGCAGCAGGTAGCAGGGTTCTATAGAGATATTGAATTAAAACCAGGTCAAGTCAAAGAAGATGAACTTGAACAAAAAGAAAACGAACTCGAAGGCAGAACAAAATCAGGTCGAGATGATGATGTCTTTACTCTTTTAGAATACCATATTAATTTAGATATTGAGGGTTTTGAAGATATAGGTGTTGATGGTACACCAACAGGTATCAAACTTCCATACATTGTAACCATTGAAGAAAACTCTAGAGAAATTTTATCAATTAAAAGAAATTATGAAATCGGAGATTCAAAGAAAAATAAAATTAATTATTTTGTACACTTTAAATTTTTACCAGGACTTGGTTTTTACGGCTTTGGTTTAATTCACATGATTGGTGGATTATCAAGAACAGCAACTGCTGCATTAAGACAATTACTTGATGCAGGTACATTATCAAATTTACCTGCAGGTTTTAAACAACGAGGAATCAGAATTAGAGATGACGCACAGTCAATCCAACCAGGAGAATTTAGAGATGTTGATGCTCCAGGTGGAAATATCCGTGATGCATTTATGATGTTACCATTTAAAGAACCATCACAAACTCTCTTAAATTTATTGGGTGTCGTTGTAAACGCAGGTCAACGCTTCGCATCTATAGCGGACTTGCAGATAGGTGATGGGAATCAAGGCGCTGCAGTGGGAACGACAGTTGCGCTCTTAGAAAGAGGAAGCAGAACTATGTCTGCAATTCACAAAAGAATTTATGCGGCATTAAAAAACGAGTTCAAATTAATGGCAAGAGTTTTCAAGCTTTATTTACCACAAGAATATCCGTATGATGTGGTAGGTGGTCAAAGAATGATTAAACAAACAGACTTTGACGATAGAGTCGACATTCTGCCAGTTGCAGATCCAAATATATTCTCTCAGACTCAGCGTATCTCCCTTGCGCAGACTGAACTTCAACTGGCAGCATCGAACCCAGCTATTCACAATCAGTATGAAATTTATCGAAACATGTATGAAGCACTCGGTGTAAAAAATATTGATAAGATACTTATTCGACCACAACCCCCTGTACCAAAGGACCCAGCGTTAGAGCACATTGATGCTCTTGCTGGGAGACCATTCCAGGCGTTTCCAGGTCAAGATCACAGAGCGCATATTACAGCACATTTAAATTTTATGGGAACTAACATCGCTAAAAATAATCCTGTGGTCACTGCGAGTTTAGAAAAGAATATTTTTGAACACATTAGTTTAATGGCTCAAGAGCAGTCTGAAATTGAGTTTAGAGATGAGTTAGCACAGCTTCAACAAATGCAACAAGCGGCACAAATGAATCCACAAATGGCACAACAGATGCAAATTCAAATTAAAATGTTGTCTGAAAAAATAGAATCTAGAAAAGCCGTGTTGATTGCTGAGATGATGGAAGAATTTTTACAGCAAGAAAAGAAAATTAGTGGTGATTTTGGTAATGATCCAGTTGCAAAACTAAGATCAAGAGAATTAGATCTTAGAGCAATGGAAAATGCGAGAAAAGAAAAAGAAGGTGAAGATAGAATTAACCTCGATCGCATGAGAAATATGATGAACCAAGAAAATCAGGACGAAAAATTAAAACAAAACGAAGAATTAGCAAAATTAAGAGCGAATACATCGATTGAAAAAACTATTTTATCTAAAACATTGCCAAAAGCAGAGGATATGATGGGAAATGTTGCAATTATTAGAGGAAAAAATGAGCCAAACTGAGAAACAAGACCGAAAAATTGCAAAAGTGATGAGAGAGTTTAAAAAAAAGAAGCTTTCTATTGGAAAATCTGATAAAAAAGTTAAAAATAGAAAACAAGCGATCGCTATTGCTTTGCGAGAAGCAGGCGTGAAACAAAAAAGGAGCAAAAATGGAAAAAGAAAATAAGATTAAAGAAGCAAAAGTTGGTGAACAAGAGATTCACATGGATCCTCGTTCAAAAACAACTTATAATGCCGCTTATAATCAAATTGCTACTGGTGGACCTGAGCTAGAAGTCCAAGGACAAGGCGCAGTGCTTCCAGAAAAAAGAAGAAAATCAAAAGCGTTTTAATTATGTGGTTACAGGCAGCTAAATTAGCTTTTCAAGCTGGTTCACACATTTTTAAAAAACGCCAAGAGACTAAAATGCTCATGGCGGACGCACAAATGCGCCATGCAGAAAAAATGGCTCGAGGTGAGGAAGCTTACCAGGGAAAACTTTTAGAGGCTAGGCAATCGGACTGGAAAGACGAGGCAGTTTTGATAATTCTCAGTTTGCCCGTCGCGATTTTGGCCTGGGCAGTCGTATCGGATGACCCAACAGCGATGGATAAAGTAAAATTGTTTTTTAAAATGTTTTCAGAGCTCCCTAGTTGGTTCACAAATTTATGGATACTTGTAGTGGCAAGTATATATGGTATAAAGGGAACACAAATATTCCGAAATGGAGGGAAAAAATAATGGTAAACAGACTATACAATAAACAGGTGTCACCAAAAGGTTACATGAAAGGTGGACGTGTTAAAAAAATGGGTGGTGGAATGGCAAAAAGAAAAATGCTAAAAGCTGGAACAAAACCTATGAAAAACAATGGCAAAGCTAGTAAATTTGGCATGTTATCTGTAAAAGCAGGCATAGACAAAAACCCTAAGCCAACACAAGCAGACAGAATTGCTGGCGCTAAAATGAAAAAGAAAAATGTTTAAAAAAATTAAAAATAAAATTTGCGAAATCTTTTGCAAGCTGTTTGGTATTACACCATGTGTTTGTAATCACGATTGTGAGTGCAAAGATAAAGCAAGTAAACAATAATGACTAAACTTTGTCCAAGAGGTAAAGCCGCAGCGAAAAGAAAATTTGCTGTTTATCCCTCAGCATATGCGAACGCCTATGCCAGCAAAATTTGTGCAGGTAAAATTAAAGACCCTTCAGGAGTAAAGAGAAAAGATTTTAAAGGACGTAAAAAAGCGGCAGCAGGTGGACTAATGGAAGCCACTCAAAGATTAAAAAGACAAGGATTAAAAAAGGGAGGCATTGCAACCGGTTGCGGAAAAGTGATGTCGAATAGAAGAAAAGTAACAAAGGTTTTTTAGAACCATGGCTAAAAACGGTCTTGATAAATGGTTTAAACAAAAATGGGTCGATATTGGCTCAAAGAAAAAAGATGGATCTTTTGCAAAATGTGGAAGATCAAAACAAAAAGCAGACGCAAAACGTAAGTATCCAAAATGTGTCCCACTTGCAAAAGCAAGAAGCTCAAGGCGTTGGTGGTAAACCAACAAATGTAAAAACAATTGTGAAAAGAACAAAAAAAGCAAAAGGTGGACCAGGCGGAACAACAACTCCATACTTTGGTAGATCAATCAAAGGAAGTTATGGCGGTGTAGAATTATCAAATCCATCTTACAGAAAATATTATAAAGGATTAATCTAATGGTAAAAGGTTTAAAAAAAGTTGCAAAAGGTTTGCAAAAAGCATCAAAGACGCATGCAAGACAAGCTAAAATAGTTAAAAAACATATTCAAAGAATGGGTAAAAATGGCAAGAAAAGATAAGATGCCAGCAAGAAACAAAAAGAACTTCAGGCCTACGAAGGCCGGAGCAGGCATGACAAGAGCAGGTGTCGCTGCCTATAGAAGAGCAAATCCTGGATCAAAACTAAAAACAGCGGTCACTGGCAAGGTCAAGCCGGGATCAAAAGCTGCGAAGAGACGTAAGTCCTTCTGCGCAAGAAGCGCCGGCCAAATGAAAAAATTTCCGAAAGCAGCAAAAGATCCTAATTCTAGACTACGCCAGGCTAGAAAAAGGTGGAAATGTTAACATTAGAAACACTCGTTCACAATTTAAGAAAAACACTTAGAGATAATTATCAGTCTGTTGGAGACTCGATGATTGCTGGAGGTGTTAAAAATTATGAACAATATAAATACATGTTAGGTCAAGCACATGCTTATCAATCTATGGATCAAGCGTTGACAGACATGCTTAACAAAAACGAAAAGGAGGAGAAAGAAGATGAGCGACAAAATGATAACATCGTCGACTTCCCAGGAAGTACCGAAGACTAAATTGGCGTTAGAAGAAAAATATAATAAGTTGGATGAAGATAAAGATGCAGCTTATGAGAGATTAAAAACTAAAGAAGGAGATAAACTTCCTAAACCTACAGGTTGGAGAATGATTGTATTACCATTCAAGATGCCTGAGAAATCAAAAGGTGGTTTATACTTTGGACAAGAAACTTTAGAGAGACAACAAGTGGGAGCAACATGCGGACTCGTTCTTGCACAAGGACCACATTGTTATGATAAAGAAAAGTTTCCTGAAGGACCATGGTGCAAAACAGGTGACTGGGTGATCTTTGCACGTTATGCAGGTTCCAGGATACAAATCGATGGAGGCGAAGTAAGAATATTAAACGATGATGAAGTGCTCGCAACCATTGCAAACCCAGAAGATATACTTCATCAATATTAACATAGGAGGAAACTATGCAAGTAGAAGAAAACAAGACAGTTGACA